ATAATGAAAAAGGTGCTGTGTGGTTAGCTAGCAAAAATGGTATTACAAAATCAAAAGCAGAAGCACAAGCTATTGTAGATGCAGAAACAACTAGAGCACAAACAGAATGGGACGCATTAACTGATGAACAAAAAATTATGTCACCAGGTAGACCCGGAAATATAACTTTACCGTAAGGAATTTATAATGTCAGATTACAACGTAATTGCAGGATTAAAAATTAAATACCTATCTGCAGATCCTTCGAATCCAGAAGATGGTCAGGTGTGGTATAATTCTTCTGCAAGCAAATTGCGTGTTGAAGGTGTTTTAGGAACTGGTGCATGGTCAGCAGGTGGTGTTGCAAATACAGCTGTTTATGAACTTGCAGGAGCAGGAACTCAAACAGCAGCATTAAAAATGGGTGGTTCTCCTAATGGATCATCTTCTACAAACGCAACAGAAGAATATAATGGTTCTTCTTGGACAAGTGTGAATGGAATGCCTGGTTCTCTTTCTTATACACAAGGGTGTGGAACACAAACTGCAGGATTAATTGCAGGAGGTGCGGCAATTCCATCTTACGCATCAACTACTACTTTTGAATATGATGGAACTAATTGGGCTAGTAGTGGAGCATTAGCTACACCCACAGGATCTTGTGGACAATTAGCAGGTATTCAAACTGCATCATTAATTGCAGGTGGCGATCAAGTACCTGGTCCGAGACAAATATCAACTGTTGCAGAATATAATGGTTCTACTTGGACTAATGTAACTAGTTTACCCGCAGCAAGAAGAAATCAAGGAGTTGCTGGAACACAGACAGCTGGATTATTTGCTGGTGGTCAACCTAATACAAATACTACTGTAGAGTATGATGGCACAAATTGGACATCAGGAGGAAGCTTACCTGCCAATCGTAGAGGTATGGGTGGTGCAGGCACATCATCTCTTGCAATTGGTTTTGGAGGTAATCCAGGATCTTCACCTGGTCAATTAGCTATTACATTAGATTATAATGGAACATCTTGGAGTGAAGGAGCAACTATGGGAACAGCAATACAATTAATGGGGTACTCAAGTTCTTCTCCATCTACATCTACAATTAAATTTGGAGGTGCAAGTCCTATAACAACAGCAACAGAAGAATATACTGTCCCTAGTGGTACTTCAAACATAACTTCAAGTTAACTTGACTTATAAATTTAAATAGTTATATTAAACTTATTCAATGAAAGGAATACACAATGACTGAAAAAAGAAATATTCATGCGCTAATAGAAAAAGAAGCTCCTAGCTTAAATAATTTGCTTGATCCTAATGACGTACAAGAATTTAAAGAACTAACAAATGAGCTTAGAGATACTTGGACTAAAAAACAAGTGTTCAGAACTGAAACAGAAATGAGAATGTCTGTTCTTCAAGACGCTAAGTACCCAACTAAAGCTTCAAAGTATTGGCAATGTGTCAGAGAACAAAATGTATTTTTAGAAAATTTAATGAATTTATCTTTTGATGCTAGACGTAATGAAGTTAAAATAAAAAGATTACAAGAAAAATTATTAGCAGAAGAAGATCCTTTAAAAAAAGAATTATTTCAAATTGATATAGATGAGAAAACTTATTCTGTTGCTAATATGCAATTAGTAGCTCGTGATAGAATGAGAGAAATTAAATTATGGTCAACTCTTAAAAAAGAATTTAACGATGGTTCATTTGATGACAAAGATGTTAACACTCATCAACTAGATTCATATCATTTAATAATGAAAAATAAAGCAGAGACATTAACATCAGGCTCTAGTCAACCAGAAGTTTTTAATGTATTAGGACAATTACAAACTATAGAAAGAGTTAAAAAATCAGGAGAAATGATCTATAACAAGAAAGAGAAATTGACTAATGACCTCGGAGCCAAACCAGAATAGAAAACTATTTTTTTTAGTAGCACAACCTAGATCGGGTAATACTTTATTTGCAAGTATTATGAATCAGAACCCTGAGATAGCTGCGACTGCTAATTCTATAACATTAGAGATAATGAAAGATCTACATCTATTAAAAAAAACTGATGTCTTTCAAAATTTCCCTGATCATAGATCCTTGGATAATGTATTAGATTCAGTCTACGATACTTTTTATAAAGATTGGCCACAAAAAGTAATCATTGACCGGGGACCTGTAACGACACCAAGTAATTTTCAGTTAGTGCAAAAACACTTTAAGCGACCTTTTAAATGTATTATATTACTTAGAAATTTAATGGATGTTCTTGCAAGCTATATGCAATGGTATACAAAAAACCCTGATGCCTTTCCTAATAGATATAATCTAAATACCGATGAAGAAAAATTAAGTATGCTTATGAATAAAAATGGTGCTGTTGCTAAAGAGTTAGACGCAATTCAAAATTCATACAACTATCCAGGTATGTGTCACTATATAAAATATGATGATATGGTTACAAATCCCGAACAAGAGTTTAGAAAAATATATCAATTTATAGGTGAGCCTTACTTTAAACACAACTTTGAAAACCCAAGTGATGTAAAAGTTAATGGTTTAACTTATGATGATAAAATTATGGGTAGTAATATGCATAAACTATTTGCAGGTAAAGTTAGAAAAGTATATAACCCGTACATTGAAAAAATTCCAGAAAGAATAAAAGAAAAATATGGACACATTAAATTTTAAAGTATGTCCTTTAGGGCAAACTGTTTTAAAGTATCAAGTTCCGCTTGATATATTTACTGCTATTAACGATATTTATGAAACAAAATATCCAACATTACCTCCTGCTAATAAACAATTAGTTGGTAAAATTGAAAAGGAACATAGTTTATTTTATCAAGGTAGAGATACTTCAAAAATGCACCATCACAATATGTTAACAAATAATGTATTACAATGGATTGATACAGCTATGGGTCACTATTTAGATTTCAATAAAATTACAGGTCATAAAAAATCTTTAAACTCTATTTGGATTAATCAAATGTTTGAACATGAATACAATCCAGTGCACGTGCACCAAGGAACTTTGTATACAGGTTTATCAAGTGTTATGATTTTAAAATTACCTAAATCTTTTGGTGTGGAATACTCTTCAAAACATATTCCAACAAATGGTATGCTACAAATACTAGGAAATTCTTCCGGACAATTTGCGTCATGTGATTACGCTCCCGATATTATTGAGAGAGATTTTTATATATTTCCATATGATATGAGACATTGTGTTTATCCTTTTAATGGACCAGGATATAGAAGAACACTATCTGCAAATTGTGATGTAGAATATAACCCAATAATAAATAGAGGAAGGAGCTAATGTACGAAAATAAACTGATTACAGAACCTAAATGGAAGAGTTGGATTATTCAAACAACAACACCTTTATTTACACCTAATCAATGTAGACAAATTATTGAATCAGGTAGAGCACAAAAACCACAAGAAGCACAAGTGGGTATAAATAAACCAGGTGGCGCGACTGATACTAAAAAAAGAGTAACAACAATAAGTTGGATTCCGTTTCAAGAAATGGGACATATGTATCAAGATCTAAATACATTTATACAAAAAGCAAATGGAAATCATTTTGGTTTTGGAGATATACAAGTTACAGAAAATGCTCAGTTTACAGAGTATCCTGAAGGAGGATTCTATGATTGGCATATGGATTGTGATGTGAACATGGAACACGAGCCACCTGTAAGAAAAATATCAATGACTGTTTTATTAAACGATCCAGCAGAATTTGAAGGTGGAGATTTAGAATTAATGGCTCCAGGTAAATTTGCAAATCTTAAACAAGGTCATGCAATTTGTTTTGCATCGTTTTTAAATCACAGAGTTAACCCAGTTACCAGAGGTATGAGACAATCTCTTGTTGTTTGGTTTGGAGGCAAAGCTTTTAGATGATTAGAGAAGAATTTTTTCCTACCAGTGTTTTTGGTAAAGATATAAAATTAGATAATAATAAACTAGCACAAGACATTGTTAACTGGTCTAATCAAGATCAGGGATTACAGAAAACAAATTACAAAGGATGGCATTCTACAACCGACATGGCCTCAAAGCCAGAGTATCAACCTTTAGTCAACGAACTAATAATTATGTGTAAAGAAATGTTTAAAGAAGAGTGGTTAGATAGAGAACCCGTTCTTGGTAATATGTGGGCTAACATAAATCCTAAAGAAGGAATGAACCAACCACACATACACTCTAACTCATTATTCTCAGGTGTGTATTATGTTAAGTCAAACCCACAAGCTGGTAGACTTAAAATATATGACCCAAGACCAGGAGCACAAATAGTAATACCTGCAAGAAAAGAAGGTAAACCACCTAAACATTTATGGAGAGATGTAAATATTGACCCTATTCCAGGACGTATGATAATGTTTCCTGCATGGTTATGGCATAGTGTTGAACCTAATGAATCAAATGATATAAGAATATCAGTAAGTTTTAATTTTATACAACATGGCTTTTAATAAATATCAAGTAATAAAAGGTGCTATTAGTTATGAGTTAGCTAATTTTATATTTAATTATTTCTTACTTAAAAGAGATGCAGTTAAATATATGTACGAGAATAACATTACTTATGACAATGGAATGTTTGGAACATGGAAAGATTTTATGGTACCAAATACTTACGGTCATTATGCAGACCATGTAATGGAAACCTTATTAATGAAAGTATTACCAGTAATGCAAAAAGAAACCGAATTAGACCTATGTCCTACGTATTCGTATGCAAGGTTATACAAACATGGTGATAAATTAAAACGACATAAAGATAGACCAAGCTGTGAGATATCTACTACAATAAATTTAGGGGGTGAGCCATGGGCAATCTTTCTAGAAGGCACAAAAGTCCTGCTTGAAATAGGGGATATGCTAGTATATAGTGGCTGTGATCTTGAACATTGGCGAGAGCCTTTTGAAGGAAACATATGCGGTCAAGTATTTCTACATTATAATCATGTAAATGGCCCATTTGCTGAGAAAAACAAATTTGATGGGAGAGCTATGTTAGGTCTACCATCAGGAATAAAATAGTATTATAATGAGGCTATATGTTACAAAAATTAGGGATTGCACCAGGATTCAACAAACAGGTATCAGATACAGGGGCCGAAGGTCAATGGATTGACGGTGACAATGTTCGTTTTAGATATGGTAGCCCAGAAAAAATAGGTGGTTGCATACAGTTAGGGGGTGATAAACTCACAGGTGCCGCAAGAGCTCTTCATCATTGGGATAATAATGCTGGTCTTAAATATGCAGCAATAGGTACTAATAGAATTTTATACGCTTTTTCAGGTGGTGCTTTTTATGATATTCATCCAATTAGATTAACTTTAACTAGTTGTACTTTTGCCAGTGATGGGTCTACTACAGTTACTGTGACCTGTTCAGCAGTTCATGATTTAAAAGATGATGACATAGTTTTATTTTCTAACACTACTATTCCAGGTGGATCTAGTTTATCGGCAGCTACTTTTAATGATGTAAAATTCATGGTTACAAGTGTTCCAACTTCAACTACCTTTACAATTACATTACCAGCAAATGTTACAGGAACAACTTTAGCTTCAGGAAATACTTCAACAACAATTCAAATTTATTATTCAGTAGGCCCAGCTCAACAAGTTTCAGGTTTTGGTTTTGGTACAGGTTTATTTGGAGGTACTTCTCCCGGTCCTGCAACCTCTACTCTTGCAACTGCATTAACGGATACAACAACAACTAACATTGTTCTTGCTAGTTCAAACTCATTTCCGGCATCAGGGACTATAAGAATAGGTACAGAAGATATATCCTACACAGCAAATAACACAGGAACAAATACTTTAAGCGGCGGTGCTAGAAATGTAAATGGTACGACCGCATCTACACATTCTCAAAATGATTTAGTTACAAATGTAAGTTTATTTATTGGATGGGGACAAGCTTCTACTGTAGCGTCTAGCCCTTTCGACCCCGGGTTATGGGTACTCGATAACTATGGTTCTAAACTAATTGCTCTTATATATAATAATGAATGTTTTGAATGGGATGCTGCGGCAGCAGCTGCAACTTCAACCAGAGCAACAATAATTGCTAATGCTCCTACAGCATCACGTCATGTATTAGTATCAACCCCAGATAGACACTTAGTATTCTTTGGAACTGAAACTACAATTGGAGATAAAAATTCACAAGATGATATGTTTATAAGATTTTCAGATCAAGAAGAATTAAATGAGTATACTGTAAAAGCAGAAAATACAGCCGGTACTCAAAGATTAGCGGCTGGTTCTAAAATTATGGGGGCTTCTAAAGGTAGGGATGCAATTTATATTTGGACAGATACAGCATTGTTTTTAATGCAATTTGTAGGCCAACCTTTTACATTTGCTTTTTCACAAGTTGGAAATAACTGTGGGTTGTTAGGTAAGAATGCATCTTCCGAAGTTGATGGTGTTGCTTACTGGATGTCAGAAAATGGTTTCTTTGTGTATGATGGTCAATTAAGATCTATGCCTTGTTTGGTAGAAGACTATGTCTTTGACGATTTAAATACTATCCCTAGAGATTTAATTTATGCAGGAACCAATAATTTATTTGGAGAAATTTCTTGGTTTTACCCAACGTTAGTTTCAAATGTAGTAGATAGAAATGTTACTTATAACTATTTAGATTCTACAACCCAACGTCCTGTATGGACAACAGGAAATTTAGCTAGAACAACTTGGCAAGATTCGGCTGTTTTTGATAAACCCCATGCTACTAAATATAATGCTAGTGACAACTCAGATGATGTTGTTGGCAATACTGAAGGAAGTAGTATATACTTTAAACAGGAAACGGGAAAAGATGAAGCAACCAATTCAGGAACTACTACTATTGCAGCAACAATTACTTCTGGTGATTTTGATATAACTCAAAAAAGATCATCTTCAGGAGCGGTCGCAGGAATGCCAGATATTAGAGGAGACGGTGAATACATTATGAGAATAAGTAGATTTATACCAGATTTTATTAGTCAAACAGGTGCGGCTCAGATTAGTTTTGTTACTAAAGATTATGCAAATAGTACGGGAGTTACTACAAATTTTACAAACGTTACTGAAAATACATTAAAAAAAGATATTAGATTACGAGCTAGATCTATAGCTGTCAAAGTATCTAACACAGGTGCTGGAGAAGATTGGAAACTTGGTACGTTTAGATTAGATATACATCCAGGAGGAAGAAGATAATGGCTGTAGGAAACCCATTTGCTAAGTCACAAGGTTTTGATTTTGTTTCTAACAATAAATATTTACAAGAAGATTTTACAGGTAGTACACCATTAGATTTTAGCAACCTATCTAGTTCTGGAATTATGTCTCAAGCTCCTGCTCCGTTAGTATACATACCGAGAGATGAAGGTGGTGATGGTCCCGTTGATACTGGACCTCCGGGTAGTTATGATTCACAATTTGATCCTGTAACTGAAAATAAAGACTTTGTTGAAGATATTGGAGAAGGTACTATCGCTGAAGAAGATGATGATAAAACAACTATAGGACCTGTAGGTCTTGCTAAGATAGCTGGGTCCACTTTGTTTGGAGGACCTTTTTCTGGAGCTTTCACAGGATATAGAGAAAAAGAAAAAGCAAAACAAGATGCTATAGACAAAATAAATGCAGATATTAATGCGCAATATGGATATGGAACAGGTGCAGCTTCAGAAAAAGATATGAATTCTTATGAAACAGAAAAAGAGACAGGTAATCCTGAAAATTATGATCAAGATTACGACATGAAAGATGGTGGTAGAGCCGGATACTTCTTTGGTGGTAGAGTAAACTATAAAGTAGGTGGAAGAGTTAGTTTTAAAAACGGAGGCTTAGCAAGTATTTTATAATGGCTAAACTCGTACAATCGTTAACTAAAGCAAGTAAAGAATATGACGAGAGAACTTCTCAATCGTTAGTAAGAGACATTAATGGTATCCTAACAAAATTAAATTCTTCTTTTCAAGAAGAAGTAAAACAAGAGATAGAAGCTAAAAGTTTCTTTTTAGAATAATGGCAGTAGTAAACCAATATAAATTTAAAGGTATACAAGGTAGTACTAATGCAAGTGCATTAGTTCCATTGGGTACAGGTAATCCTTTAGTTAATGAGACTATAATTATTAAATCATTACTTGTTACATCTGCATCTACACCAACGGTAACTGTTAAAAATAATAGTATTACAGCTATTAAGTCAGCGGCTTTGACAGCTAATGTTACTACAGAATTATTAACCCAACCATTAATAGTAGAAGGTGGTACACTTTTTACAGTACAATCAAGTAACTCAGGAGCGTTTGATATAGCTATCAGTTACTTAAACATTA